CAGGTCTGAGGGCCAGCGATTTAAGTACACCTGATAAGGCCAAAGAGCTGGCGTTCCGCTTGGACGAGGAGCTTTCGATGGGCACTTTCAGCTGGAGCAACTGGAGCAAAGACAAGATCACTGCAAAGAAAAGCAGTGCTCCACGTGATTCGATCCTGTTTTCAGAGCTGTGCCAGGCAATTGAGTCACGCTTCGATGCCTATTACCCAGACAAGCCCAAGACAGGCGCGGGCATCTACACCGCTAAGTACAAACCGACGATCAGCCTGTTTAGCAAGTTCTATGAATCTGCTGATCTAGAGGCGATCTGCCAGGTGATTAAGGACATTGAGTCACCGAGCAGTCGGAAAAACTTCGGTTCGATCGTCTCAGTCACCCTTAATCACATGGGGCTGAAGTGGGATAAGCAGCCACTGTTCGACGCGATGAAGGGCTACACAATTTCTCAGCTCACTGAGCGGGACATTCCTAGTGATGAGGAACTGCTGTCGATCTGGAGCAGCATCGAAGATCCACGCTGGAAATGGGTGCATGGCATAAGCATGGCCTTTGGCACTAGGCCCAGCGAATTACTGAGCGTCGAGTTCGAGGATGACGTAATCAATCTGATGACTTACAAAACCAAGGGCAAGCCTTACTCGCGTGAAGCTTGGGCGTTGCCAGAAGAATGGATCAAGGAGCTGAACCTGTGTGAGATACACAAGCCCACCTGCCACCGCTTGAACGTCTCCAGGCAGTACTCCGATTACATGGAACGTAACAATCTCAAGCACAGGCCGCTGTACAACCTGCGTCACGCCTACGCGATTCGATCGTTGGTGCAGGGGATAGAGATCAGCACCGCTGCAAGGCTGATGGGTCACTCAGAAACGACACATAGAAAGCACTACCACCTGTGGATCAACAAGAAAAACATGCGTGCACTGAGGGAAAAGCAGCGCGACAAGTTCAAACGCGCTTGAGGTACTGACTCATAACCTTGCTGCGGTGAAACTTGTAACGAGCACGTTTGATGGTGCCGACATTACGGATGCAATCACCAGCAATGGTGCCCTCTGCCATCAAGTTGCGAAGGTGACGATCAGTACAGCCAAGCATCGAACAAGTGTCTTTAGTGTCCAGCCACTCCGCTTGTTCTTCTGAGTTAAGACGACGAAGCACGCTGTCAAGCTTGGTGTCAAGGCTGCGAATCGCCAGAAACAATTGCTGCTCTGTCGAGAATTCCATAATCTATATATGCATCTACGCTTACTCAGCATAGAGCTAATTGAAAAAAGCTGCAAAAACTACGCTAACTACGCCACTGCTTATATACTGTTTTTTTAAATAGGCTATAGATGCTACGTAGCCAGGATTAACAAAATAGGTATATAGAAAACCCCGTAGTTTGCGTAGCAAAGTAGTTAGAATAAAATCAACTTACATATATAATCATGGGTATCATTGAGTCTCCAATTTTTTGGATTATTGTTGCTGCTGCTAGTGAAATTATTGCACTGACTCCACTGAAGTCCAACTCTGTTGTGCAGCTTGTGCTGTCTGCAGTCAATGCAATTAAGCCTGGAAAAAAGGCCTAGGCAACATACCGTCAGACGGGAAATGGATATATCAGTTCAATAGTCGGAGTCCACTGGAAACTGTCAGACGGAAAATACAGGAGAGAAAATTTTATACAACTCTGCCGCACAAGATAGATACTGCGGTGGAGGATTTTAAGCGTTCAACACCAGAGCCTGATCCTGAGTTGGATTGGAAATTTGAAGAGGTTGGAGAGTTTGGCCAAGATGGCTGGACAATTTCCTACAGTCACAAAGCAAAGAAAGATTAGTAATCTCCAAAATTGCAATCGTCATCTTCATATCCATAGTCAATGAAGATTTCTGAACCGGCAGGAATATCTTCTACTGCGTAATGGCGCATGACCTCATTGACAGTATCTAGCTCATAAGCTGCATTGTTACTGGATGAGTGGTTATACAAAGCTGCAAACCCAAATCCAAGTACAACGTCATCTGCTCCTGGATTGTCATATGAGTCATAGGTATAGCGAACAACTACATCAGATCTTTTTTTAAGCTCTTTGGTAGAGAACGTGCAATAGGGAGACTCTTGCAATACATCGTGCTTGGCAATATCCTTATGCGCAAAAACGCCCCAGCGATGGACCTTGGAACTAGCAATAACAATATTTGGATTTAGATATAGTTCGGATAATTCTAGATTCATATTTTAAATAATTCTAGTAAAAGTCTACAGTTTATATAAAACAATTGTGAGATACAATAGATAAAAAGCCTAGTGCATATGTGGTTATGGTTGAGTCAATTGTCAGTGCAGGGCTAGCAGTTGTGACGGGAGGTTTCATATTAACCTCTAGGATTAATAACAAGATTGATAGCGTTGATAAACGTATCGATGAAGTGGAGCTTTGCATGGCACGCTCATATATATCAAAACAAGATTTTGCAACGACACTGGAGCGAGTAGAAGCTCATATGGTTCGCATAGAAGACAAGTTAGATGAACTTGTATTAACTCAAACACGACTTCGTTGATACTTAAATACACATAAAGAACGCAGTTCCGTTACATTCGTAGTAAGTTCCTTAAATAAGAACGAATGGGTATTGCTGAAGACTGGTCGGACCTACTGTTTGACCTCACTTGCTTATCAAAGCAAAGTGCCAAGCGCAGATTTAAAAAATCAATTAAATATGGATGGGGTGGCCTTTGTGGCTACTGCAGATCTAAACGAGCTACAACGTTAGATCACATCAAACCACGAGCCAATGGAGGTTCAAGTTTACGCAGTAATCTTCTCCCTGCATGTCTTGAGTGTAATCACTCAAAAGGTACAGAACCTTGGTTAGTATGGTTTAAAAGACAAACCTTCTATAACGAAGTAGCACAAGAATTAATCGAAGAATGGATTACAAACAAGAGATTTATTGAGGAAGAACTAGATGAACAACCAACTTACCATCGAACAACGGTTTGCTCTCACACGAGCAAGATACGAAGTAACTCGAATGAGCAGACCTGCTCTGGAAAAAACGGCCTTGCGCCTGCTTAAGTCACGGATGGAGCAAAAGAATGGAGTTCAACAAACACTAATGGCTAGTGGCATTGTTTTTAAAATTGACGAGCAACAGGCAGGGTTACCTGAAATCATTTCAGAAGAAACGTTCTGTGATTTGTTGGAATTATCAGTTGATAACTCAGAAGAGATGCCAACAGACATCATGGATGAAGGCTGGGAAGATGATGATCTAGAAGATGATGGCTTACAATTTGTTTAATTGAGCTAGACTTTACTCAGTTAATTAATATCAATGGAATATATTATTGGACCAGTATTGACATTGCTGCTTGCAATGAAATTTACTGACTATAAACAGAAAAATATTGAAAGTAAAGTTACCGCAGTGCAAGAGCAAATGGCACTTGTAGAAAAGACAATGGATCAGCGTGAGACTGAACTTCCTAAAAAACTTGTAGCAACCATGGTTCCTCTAGCAAAAGCTGTGAAGGTATTGAACCAGCAAGTAGGCATCCAGTGAGAAAGATAAAGCTTCAGCAATACTTCAAAGCGTTTACAGAAAATCCACACCATCTTGCTGCTATATCAATGCTTCAAGATCAAATGCCTGATCATCTATTGAGTACAGATGCAGAATGGGTTACTTGCTTTCAGGCTGAAGATGAATGTAAGCCAGGGTTTCCAAAGTATAATAGATAAGTATTAGTAGGAATCTATAGTGGTTGATCGAAGACGTTTACGCCAAGGTGATACTTATACTCCAAGCAGGCGTGGACCTGCATTAGCAAAACAACGTGCAGCACAATATAGATTTAATCAAAGTCGTAAGCCATTCAGAACTGAACAAACACCAGGTACAGGAGGCTTTGGCTCAGGACTGGAAACACAAATTATGCGTAATCAAATGGCGTCATACGACAAAGCAAGATCAGAGTCTTATCGACCTGAAACTGAGGTCAAAGAAAACCTATACAAAGAATTTACGGCTTAAGCTACTTGCTTAATCTTTTGCAAACGACTAAAGCCTTGCTTGGCTATATCCATAGCTTCATCAATTTGACCACCATTAATCAAATCATAAACAGTATCTCTAAAGATATCACCTATATCACCAATACCTGCTGCACGGAAGCCATCTTCTGTTGCATCCGCTAAGGCCATTACTTGATCTTCTGCTGTAACACGATCAGCAATACCAAAATCCAGTTGCATTGGTCTGCCTGTCATTTTATTTCGCATCATATTATCTGCTTTGCGATCATCTAAACGCACACCTTTCAGTGCTAGTTGACCTAGCTGTTGTGATGAACGTACATTAAACATAGGGTCTGCTGGATACAAGCCCTGAATAGCTTGTACAGGTTCAAAATTCCTACGTACATCTTCCATTTCGATGCGATCACCAATGCCACCAGTAAAACGCTCAACGCCTGCAACACGTGGTGCAAAGCCCATATCTGCTGCTATTGACTGCAGGTTAGCTTCTTGAACAAAGTCATTATCAAATCCACCAGTGACACCTTGCTTCATTACATTACCAGGTGTATCGGATTCATAAACAACACCAAAAGCACCACTCCCAATAGGATCTGAGCGATTATCTTTTAGCTTACCTTCACGCAAAAATTCATTAATTAGATCACCCGCTTTACGCATCTATCTATTACATAGTCTTTATCTATTGTATAAATATAAAAACACAAAAAAAGACCCCCTGTTAAGGGGGCTAATGTTTAATTAGGTGTAAATTATTTAGTGTAGGTTCGTCCGCGATAAACAAAATTACCATGGACTTCTGATGCTTGCTTACGCTCAGTGATAGTGGGAACGCCACGGTAAGCAGTCTCAGAAAGACGATGGGTACGCAGTTCATTGCGTGCGCGATTAAAATCACGACGTGCATTTTCGATAGCACGAGCTTGTAATTGGGTCATTGGAAACTCCATAGTGAGGTGTAGTTTCCCGTTCCTTCCCTCCATTCTTGAGGTACTTGCGTCCCCTTATGTTAGGGGATGAACGTATTTATATTCTAGCTATTATCGTTGGATTGTGTAATCAACGTCATAAGCTTTAGGTTTAGTTGGAAGTAAATACATGAGAGATCTTGCCAACTCTGTTGCTTTGCTGTTTGTCGCACTATTGTCCTGTCTCTTATTCATAACCCTGTCATGAATTTTTTGATTAGTTGGGTTATGTATAGTGCTTACTTTACCAGTTTTTCTATTAATTTCTTTATTGTGATCAAATGCAGCAATTAAATTATTAATAGCCTTTTTGGGCTGAAATTTTCCAGAAACAAGGTCTGGATCTTCAAATTCATTTGTCATGTCATAAGTATCTATTACTCTCACAGTTTTAGGTGTGACTTCAGCATTAAACCTACCTAAAGTCTGAGATGCTGCCTTATTAGAATCATCATAATAAGGATTTAGTACAGGGCCAGAAGTTGGAATTCCTGGACCTAAAGTAGGGACTGTAAATGTACCTACTTCAGGAACATGCACATCTATTGCAGATCTTTTTTCGGTTGCTGCAATCAAGGATTTTTCAGTACTTTTGTCCAGTTTTAAACCATCTCCTCCGAATCCGGTCATATAACGACCAAACATATTAACTCGATCAGGTAAGGCGTTAAATATTTCACTTGCAAATCTTTTAACAGGCATAGTTACTGTTACTCAATATGTCTATTTTAACGAGCGACTTAGGTCAAACTCAAATATAGCTCCTTGTAAGAAATGCTTTAACTTAAATAGCTCTTCTTGATCTACTTCGCCTTGCCCTGTCCACTTCTCTAGTGTCATAGACACAGCAGAATGAAGCGCACGTACTGTACGCTCATTAAACTCAACAGCAATATGTAAGTCTTCCATAGAGACTATTGTATCAATCAAGATGTTATTACATCAACTCGATCTTTAAAGAAGTCATACATATCAGAGTCCATATCAAATATAAGTTCAGTGTGCGACTTACCATCGCTATAAACTAATTGTTTAATACGAACAGAGCCTTTAGTCCATTCCAGCAGATTAGAAATGTTTTGAGCAACAATACAACGTTGTGTAGATATATCCATGGTATTTATTAGTGCGTAGCTGCCCAGTTGTCTCCGTGATCAGCGGCAGCTGTAATCGGAACACGGAAGTTGTAGTAACGCCCTGCTTGAGGAGCAGCAGCCACCAGGAGCTCTTTGACACGGTCTACCTCTGCCGGTACAACAGACAGTTGAACCTCATCGTGGACGTAGGCACAACGGGTGTAGTCGTTGTCATAGGCAAGCCCAGCTTGATCAAGTAAGTCTTGACCGATGACACACCACCGCTTGCTCAGGATCGCTCCACATGACTGAAGCAGGAAGTTGAGTGAACTGTGTTCTGCTCGGCAGAAGATTGGACGACCATCTAGTGCTTTGAGCTGACCAGCACTACGCACTTTTGCCTTGACTGCATCAACCAGGGGTTCTAGACCAGGGATCGCATCAAGAAACTTACGACGTAGTTCTGTGCCCAGAGATTTCTTCTGAGCATCGCTAAGTTCAGGATGCAAAATGTGACCTAACTTCACATCTCCAGCCCCATAAATGAACCCATAGACAAGGGACTTGACCTCAGATCTGGTACATCCAACTCGCTCTGCATTCTGTGTATGAATGTCACCGTTGACCACAACATCAGCAAAAGCACCCTCATCGAAGACGGCTAGGTAGTGCCCAAGCGCCCGAAGTTCGAGTCCCTCTAAGTCAGCCCCCACCATTACCATGCCAGGGTGTGGAATGAATAGCTGACGTGCCCATGGTGCACTTACGACCTGCCCCAAGTTGGGACCCCGATGCGCATTTCTACCGCTGATCGTTGCCAGTGAACAGCTGTGGTGGATGCATCCATCATCCTCAATGGTGTTGAACCATGAGTTAGATCCTTCCGACAACTGTCCCATCCACTTCTGCAAAGTCAGCAGGCGGATAAACATCTCACACTCCTCATGCAGCTTGGTATTCCCTTGCTGCAGTGCGGTATCTCGCAGCTCAGACAGAGTTGCTTCATCAACTTTGGGCTTACCGGTCTCAGTAACCTTGATAAACCTGGCCTTGCTGAAGTTCTGTAGAGCCCACGCAATATGCTGACGGCTCGTTGCATTGAAGTCGAGCAGCTTTGTCATCGGAGCACCAGCGAAAAAACCCTTGGTTTTATTTGAACGCTTAGGTGTGTAGACCTTGCCAGGAACATAAATAAACCGTTTAGAGATTTGATCTTGTAGATCAGACATCTCTTGTTCAAACTCACCACGAACTCGCTCAGCGGCAGCTAGATCAAAGCGAAAACCGCTTGCCTCCTGTTGGGCCATGATGCTGGCCATACGCATTTCAAGTTTGACCGAATCAATCACTTTCATCTTTGACAGTATCCTCATCTGAATCAGTAGTTTTATTAAATCCGAACTTAAGCTTTACAGCTTCTTCTCGTTTTTTAATTCGTTCCTTCTGTGCCAACTTAGCAATGTTTTCCATAACTTTCAACGTATCTTCTGTAGATGCTGTTTTAGGCATACGCTCATCCACAATATTGAAGAGTGGAAAAAAGATATCTGCTGCTTCTGTAATTTCTTCAGAAGTGAGTGGTGCATTTTTATCAGGCATAATCGTTCATTCTCCGTTGCATAAGTTGCCATAGTTTGAGGGTGACCTCAGTGTCTTGGATGCAGTAGTCCAACATTTCAGGTGTATAGACAGCCCAGTTGCCGTCATGCTTACCAAAATCACCTTTGAAGCACTTCAACCTGTAACCCCACGCTTCCAGTGAGTGCCTGCCATACAAACGTTGAGGCATGCCAAGTGGACGACGTTCGTGATCTCTATCCATGATGTGTGGATAGAACAAACGACTAAGCACAAGGGTATCCATTGCTTGACCCTTAGGTTCAAAGTCTGGATACTGCTCTTTGAGCAATGGGATATCGTATCCAATAATGTTGTGCCCGATGATTACATCTGCATCTTCTAGTTGTTTGATGCCTTGAATCAATGCACGTTCAGGCTTGTGATCAAAGACATGAGTGCTGCTATCAACAGCATCACGCATAACCATGCAGTGAATTGTGGAGCCACGTCGGAGTAAGCCCGTGGATTCAAGGTCAAATAGGAGTTGTGTTTTCATCGAAGGTATGTGTTGCATTGTTTGGATCATATTCATCTGGCGCAAACGGGTTTGCTTCCGGGAAGAGAGTTTCGTCAATATCTCTGTCATTTGAATTCTTAGTAAATCTTGGGTCTTCGTCTTCAAACATTGGCTCAATAGCAATGTTCAATTCACGAGCTAGACGTGCAGAACGTCTGAACTCTTCTTTGTAATATGGTTCCCAGTCATGGGCTAGTAGAACAATCTTTTTGATACCCATCATGTGTGCTTGAAACACAGATGTTGAAAATGGATATCTGGTTGTATAGATCACACCACCAATGGCAGGAGTTCCTGCCTTGGCTGCAGCCGCGACTGCATATGAAATGCAATCGATTTCAACCATGCTATCCGTCAGTATGCTTCTGCCATCTCCAATGATTTCTCTATCACGAACAATAATACATCCACCTGGACATTTTGGATGTGTTGATGCTTGGCTAATTGCCTTTGCAACGTTCATGTAGAATCGTTCTTTATTTTTGATGTAAGTCGGGTCACCTTTAGGGCTCGGCATATCCACAATATATGATTCCAGTTCCTATATTAAGTAAGGAGTAATCAATACGCGAGACAAACTCATGAACGAAAAGAATAGCTTTTTTAGCAACGGTGATTGTGTTTCTGGGTTTAGCAACAACAAATTCAGTACTTGGGAATATACAGAACCTGTCACAACGGACATGGTAAATAGCCCTGCTCATTACACGGCAGGACGCCATGAAGCAATTGAAGTAATTGAAGATGCGATTGATAAAGCACCAAGCTGTAAGCAAGGATTTTTGCAAGCTCAAGTCCTGAAGTATTTATTGCGTATGTGGCATAAGTCAAATAGTAAAGAAGATGCTGAAAAAGCACAATGGTATCTTACTAGGTTGATTGATTCGTTAAACTATTAAAGCCGCAGATATGCGGCCTTGTTGTCAGCAGCGTTGAAAGAATAGATAATTTTTTCTTAGTTCAAGCTTCTCATGATCTTGGATGTGTGGCAATAAATTCTCAAACGTAAAATCAAGCTCATGTGAACTGTGTGTAAAGCATACGGATATACCTTCACTTAGTTCAGGATTGAAAGGTTGATACCACCCTTTAATAGTAAAAGAGTTCCAAGGCTCTAATCCTTGTGATATCCAACTGTTCAGTTCCTCTAGGCGCTGAGCAGTTTTTATTATATGCCTTTCATGTGCAACGGATTTTGGGATACATGTAAGCCTGTCTTCATAGAAGAGTGCATGTTTCCACATAAGTGTGCCATCTTTTAAAATCAAACGACAGGGGTGAACCCGATCGTTAGAAGGAAGAGTTAACAGACAGTCCGGTGCAATATGTTTTGACATCAAATACTACCTTTGTTCTCTTCGTAGTATTCAAGATCTTTAATCCAACCATCTCCTGCATATTCACTGTAGATGACACGACCAAGGTCTCTAAAACTGTCGTAAAACAGTGAGACTTTGTCAATGTCAGTTAGCGCTTGACTAATAGGTGGACCATATATGATTAGGTTCCAAGTAGAAGGTGAGACTGGCTCAAAGCCAGTAGCTGTGGCACGCAGTTGCTTTACGCGTTTAAACGGAATACAGATTGGATAATCCCATACAACAGGTGCAGCCCGTAGTAATTCTGAAGCACTACTGAATAAAACAAAACTATTAATATATCCATTGCGATATTCACTCAGTGTTTTATTAAGCCAAATCCGGCAATCACGTACAGCCCCTTTAGGTGCTACCCAAACGTTTCCATGCCAATGCTCTTGCAGTGGATTGACTTCAATACTCGGTACGGATGTTGCATCAACAAGAACCTGCTGAACAGGATCTGAAGTTGGATCAAAGTCAATGCTACCCATGACAGCACGAGCTCGATCAATGATTTGAGGTGTCGGATATAACGGTAGCTTTAGACCTTTAGCGGCAAGCTTATCCGATAAATTCTTCTGCGAGCGCTCTAAGGCCCTCTTGGCACCGACCTGCTTCGACTGCAAATGTTCTTGTTCCAGCATCGCTAATTAATGTTATTAATACATTTTTTGACCAGTCATTGGTTTCGATTTCTTCGAGCAGATCACGTAGAAAGTCAACGATATCCTCGTCTTCTTCTCGCTCAGCTGTTTTCAAATCAAACTCAATTGATTCAGGCCACATGAACGTCGTAGAGTCATTCATAAGGTTGATGACTAATGAGCCAGTTCCCCTTTTTTCTACACCAGTAAGTGCAATATTAATCAGATCAGAAAGGATCAACTCTGCAGTAGCCATGAGGAACTCCTGCTCTTGTTTCTTTTCAGGACCAAATTTCTTGGATGAAATTAGTTGTTGAATAAGATCGCTTCGTCTTGACATATTCTTATGACTCTTTACTAAGGATAGATTAATTAAAAGTTTTCTGTGGTATTTTCCTCGTCATCTTGAAAAAGACTATTAGGATTTTGATTTGTTTGACTTGGGTGTCTCCCACTCAACATATCTTCCACAACAGCTTGAAACCTGTCTGAGAAATTTGAATCAGGTTCAAACAATAGATTTGATCGGTCTTCAAGTTCTTGTTGACTAATCAGTTTCTCTTGTTCTTTCATTGCTTCTTCTAAATTGTATTCCGCAATTTGCTGCTTTAACGTGTGAAGTTCACAAGCCAACTCAAAACTTTCTAGATAGGAATCGCAGTCAACAAAAACCCCAATTTTTTGGGGTATTAAATGGAATGGATTACAGCAGTACTTGTTTCCACAAGTTGACTTAACTCCGGTATATCCAAGGTCACCCCAGGTAAACCACATAGCAACTCGTTGTGGATGATGTTGTGTACTGGTACTAATTCCTGGACGCCTCCATGGAAATTGAGGCATGCCATTTGTTTTACACCTGTAACCAAGCCATTCCCAGCAATCGTCAGGTTGACCGATATCAACTTTTGACCAGAACTTCAGTGCACGCTTACGTTCTTTTTTGAGAAGCCGGTCGATATTGAAAGACATCCTCCCTTCTCTTGCAGCAGCTACACAGCGGACACAAGCTTGATGACTGTCATAGCGCATCGAAGAAGAGCTAAATCTGCCTATGGAGTGACCGCTATAGAGACAGAGAGCTCCCTCTTCAGCGGTATTAGACATGTTTAAATTTCTTCGACCGTAAGTGTGCCCACCTACTTTTTTACTGGGCTGTGACTCAGGCATCAAAAATCACCAGCAGGTTTTACGTGACTACCACCATGTGCTTTGTACTGGTACTCAATAGGCAGTAGGTCTAGTTGGTGATTGAGTTTGTACTCAAACCTAGTGCTGTTTTCAAACTTGATACGAACTAGGCGAGCACGAGGGGTGTAATACTCTGGCTTACCTACGACCAATGCAATTCGATTTTGTGGCGCAACAAATACTCGTTGACCAATCTTGATATCTGTGGATTTCATTTAACTTAAAAATATGTATTTACTTAATTAAAGTGTAGTTAGAAGTCATTAAGAATGTGATCTTCTAATAGAGGATCATTCTTAGGACGTTGCCACACACGAACAGACTTGGACTTACCCGTTGCCGGATCTTTCCTACTTGTTACTAGTCTTCTCCAACCCATGGATTGAAGAACATCAGCTACACGTCTGCCTTCTCTACGACCTTGATTACGAGGATCTAATTCGAGAGCATTTGTAAGTACATCTGCTGCAGTTACTTCCTCTCGGATAGCTACATAGGATGCGATCTTATCTAACCAAGGGTCTGGATCACCAAACTCTTGGATGTATTCATATATAGCAGCGATCTCACCACTTGTAAACTCATAGCCTTCATTATTGCGATATGCATTAACTGCAGCTGCCCACAAACTATCGCGTACATTGCACAGTTCTTTCCATGGAATTTGAAAGCCAGCTCCAAGTTCAAGAGGTACAAATCTACGGTTACCGGTGCTATCAACGAGGAATTGATTTCGGTTGGTAGTACCAATGAATACAAAGCGTCTAGGTAGCTTGCTAGGCAGAGATGCGTATGGGTAACGCACTTCATCTACTCGTGTAGTAACAAGGTTTTTGAAGTTCTCAATATTTCTTGTATTGAAGTAGTTATCAATCTCTGGTAGCTCTAGCAGCCATGCCACGTGCAGTCGATACTGCTCACGCATGAGCGTATCCAAAGGTGTTGTGATCTCAGAGAACAGCGCAGGAGGCACAAGGCTTCTGGAGAACATTGATTTACCAGCACCTTGAGGACCTACCAGGATTGGCAGCCAAGACATGGTGCAGCCTGGGTCATATGCCCTAGCTACAGCACCAATCATCATGCGCTGCATTGCTGTAGTAGAGATGTTGTGTTTGTTGCCTAGGAAAATTTCACCAATGTTGTCCCAGTCAGGGTGAGGTTCAGCGGTATCAGCACATTTATCTAAGTAGGTACGGATCGGGCAATACCTATTTTGATTTGCTGCATATTGAATTGCAGACTTGATCCGCTGCTCAGGAATGAATACACCGTTTTCACAAGCAAGCTTGGTAGTCATAAGATCTAGGTCTTGACCTTGAAGAAAGACAGCTTCACCACCTGGCTGTGTGTACTCAATCGCTCCTGTGAGTTCATTCTTTCGTAGGTTGAGAAGAATCTCTTTAACCTTTTGAACATCTGATTCACGTTGCTTCGCTAAGTCATCGTCATTCTTTTTGGGACGACCACGCTTTTTGACTTGGTTTGAATCAGGTAAAGGTTCTGGAACAATGGATTCATCTGAATTATTCATTGATTTGCTACTACTCCTTGTTTGTAAATGATCTTGGACTATCTGATCAATATCTTGTACTGGATCAAACTCTGTATATCCCGCAGCTGCACCTACTGCACCAAACCTAAGATGTGATGGCAGCTTGTGTGCCCAGTCTGCATCTTGCTTTTTAGCAAGTGAATACAGTGTAGTTGGGCCTGAAAAGTTTCCGAGACCTCGCCATTTAAATGGTTGTATATTTTCAGGTTTTTCACCGTGATGGCCTTTTAATACCCAGTTAACCCAAGCATCAAATACAGGCTCACCAATGCCTGCACAGGCTGCCATGACTGGCACATAGTAAGTTTCATATTGACCATCATCAGAGGGTGTCAGAAAGCTTTCTAGCAACCATTGGCAACGCTGTATGTCTATATCAGTTACATCCGAGGATACAAAGTTAGAAGACTCGTCATATGCGATGTCATTGAGGAGAAATTCTGGGACAGGCTCATACTCAGCATTCTTGTGAATATCTGCATTGGTATTACCAAACCACAGTCGTTCAGGTTTTTGCCCACAGTTATCAGCAAGCTCATTGAGCTCTAGCTCTGCAAGTAAACGATTGACAATTAACCAATAAGCACCCTTGTGCTCAGCAGTAGATAGAAGCTCTTTGCCAAGCGGGAACAAGGCTCTAAACCTGTGCTCACTTTCTGTATGACTAGCTGACGTGTAAGTGGCTACACACCATTGACGGGCAGTATCACTTGACCAAAATCTGGCAAGAGTAGTGTCGCCATCAAAGTCAATGACGACCATGTTTGAGCCAGCTGAGTTATCAGCTTTTCGATGACGAGCTTTGAAGTGTGTCGCACACCAGCCATAGCCGTTTTGAACCCAACCTAATAACCAATCAATATCTTCTAATATGTTTTGCCAATCGCGTGCAGGTTTACTCTGCTTGTTCTTGCAACTTTTGTGTACTGCAATCCGTAGTTTCATTATCTATTTCATGGAATTGTTGACAACGTTTCAGAAAACGTGATTCATGCAACGCAAGTTGATCTCCATCAATGAAGATGCCTTGAGTTGTCTCTGGAGTTGAGACAATAATCAGGGCAACATCACAAAGGAAACCTGTTCTTTCGTTTAGTGCATATCTGTATGCAGCCATTTGCTGCGCACACTTCGTATATTTTCGGTAACCACCGAATCCAATTCGATCTCCACGATCAGGAAAAGAAGCGCAGTAAGGAGCATTGCTAGTTTTAAAGTCAGCAATAACTCGTACTCCACCGATTTCACCAATAAGGTCAGGACATCCAGCATATTTATGCTCCGTACTCCAAACAAATGCGACTTCTCTATCATCACTTCTTAGATGGTTCCAATCGGGACGTAAAGGACGCTCCGACCAATGAATTGTATCAAACCAATCAAGGTAAGAAGACATACCATTCCAGAAATCTAGATAATCTTCAGGAACACCTGGATCTAAACCACGGAGATAATTTTCACAACCTAAGTGAATAGCCGAGCCGCGAGTTGATGCTGCCTCTAGCGCACCCGGATTATTCTTTTGCCAGTTGCGAAGACCAGCTTTGGACTTTTCGCTTTCAGTAGCCGAGAGAACCGTAGTCACACTTGGCATATAAATGCCGGAGCATAGATACTTTCTATGTCCGGCGGAAGTTTGTATTCTGTATGGAAGATCAGAAGTCACCATCTACACCTTGTTGCGTTTGATAATTTGAGCTGTAATCTGTAGTTTCGGTTTGTGCTTGAAAGAGTTGATATAACTCTCCTACAGCTTGACCCACTGCTTCTACAACTTGACCAGTTGCATAAACTTGTTGGGACAGCTGTGACACTTCTTGGCGCAAAGCAATTGTGTGGTCCATCAGGGAAGGAGCCCGTGTAGGAACTTGATTAGCTTGTACGACACTATTAACAGCAGTATTATCTGCAGTGTTTGGAGCAAGAGCATTTGCTTGTGTAAGGATATCGGCCAACCGTGCCTGCATTTCAGGAGGCAGGTTTTGTAAATTTGGATTTGTCATTAGAATTCTGCTTCTTCTTCTTGTTTTTTAGTTTTTGCTTTTGTAGGAAGCACAGTACTTCCACGTTTATCTACTCCACCAGCTGGAATACCTTTTTCATCAGTTTGTTTACCTTCAAAAGGATCTTTTCCTTCAAAGAAATTTGGTAGCCAGATGCTATCTCGTGTTGTTTCCCATTCTTTTGCAATCTTTTCAGGGACTTTGCGAACCTTAGGAAGAATGCTGTAAGAGGTTTCAAGACCTGCACCCTTGCGAGTGATCTTGATTGAGAAATTAGCTAGTCCTTCATCAGTCCAGGTATAGTCTTCAATCTCTTGCAGGATTTCAGTGAGTTGGTCACGCAAGGATTTCTGTTCGATGAACAGAACTTCCATACGACTGCGGGCAGCAGAAGTACCAACCCAAGCTAAAAACCGACGTGGCTTGACGTAGGAGCCGTCAATTTTTGGTCGGTCGGGCTTAGACCAGTCGGTTTCACGAGCAATGTCGTCAGGGCTACCAGGGTGAGTACGAGTGACAACGTAACCGTTGAACTTAAGTTCACCGTCATTTCCTCGTGCTTCGGATGCATATTGCCATCCCATGATGGCGTGCCCTGTTTCGTAGCATCCGAGCAATCGGAACTCTTCACTTTCTCCATCTTTGAGTGAGCTAGGTTTCCAGTATGGTTGGGGTTCTTTAGTTTCAATTCTGTCTTTAGGTGCCTCAAGAAGTTCAGGAGGCAATACTTGTAGGGTCATATGTAGTTAATATCGACCTTTCAAATATAGTTAGTACAATAGTTAAATGTGAGATAATTAATGATGCGATTTGCAGACATTTTTGGAAAGGGTTTGGCAGGTGCTATCACTGGTATGGACCTAACTGATTTAGTAAATCAAGGGGGATTAGCTGGTGCAGTTACTGGAATTAACCTGACTGATATGGCTCAACAGGGTGGATTGGCCGGTAAATATTTAGGTATAGGTGGAAACGACAAAAAAGATGCTGGAATCTTTGATACGACTCCAACACTTCTAAAGCAAGGTCCATTTAGTCATGGTTTTGGAGACTATGACGGTGATGGATTTTATAAAGGTGATCTGCCTGGTGGTGGTCCAATGACAGAAGCTGAGAAAAGAAAAATCGCAAGTGGTGCGTATCAATTTCTATAAACTGGTGCATCCCAGCCAGGTTTTCCTGACTTGAGATGCTTGCTTCGATCAATAGTCCGGCGTCGGATCCACCTCTGAGTAACCCGCCGCTGAACCGTTCGTTTGTGGATTCCGTTGAGTTCGCTCCTTATCCTTACGAGTAGTGAAGTCAGAAGCGACGATAGCTCGATAAGGACTGTCACTCCCATCTTTGCGATACTCGCGGAGATAGCCTTGAACGCAGATAGGGCGTCCGCTACGGATTCGATCTGTAAGTTTTTTGCGACGTGATTCATGTGTTTCAAGAAATAGCCATGTAACAATTTCTGAGTTATCAAGTGTTGTACCAATTTTGACGGCAACTTGATCGTTCTTACGGTCTTTGATTTCATTAGATCCAAAGAATGCGTTACCAAGAACTACTTGATTGCAATACACATTGTCTGGAATTGATGGTTCAATTGTTGTGATGATGAGGTCAAGAGGTTTTGTCACATCATCTGAGAAGACAATGTTGCCTGTAATCAAGGCACGTGTACCTTCTTTCCATTCTTTGAAGAGAGATAGCTTTGCACCTTCTCGGTTGTAACAGAGAATTCGAAGCTGGACCTCTGAAGCACCACTACCAGCGGGCACAACAGCGTTAGCCCCGCAATAGTCAAGCCCATAAGCATTGATTGGATCTGAAATGAAGGATCGTAATTCAATCGTTGCTGCGATAAAGTTCATTATGACTGTTTGTTTTTCCAGTCTTCATCTTAGAACTCATCCCCACATTGCGCGAGATATTTGTGGAAGTTCTGTATCAAGTATTTCGCCAACACTGCGGGCAATAGACATGTGCTCTTTCTGAGTACCGTTATCACCACGCAAAGCAACGTAGTGGAGCCAGCTACGAATGGTGCCTGACATATATAACCTAGTTACCGTATTGATTGGTAGTACAGAGCGAGCACACTCTTTCGCTACACCAGAATGAAGTAGAGATTCATACAAACGAACCGACTCTCTGAAATGATCATCAATCCGCTGCTGGTAATACTCTTGTGTTTCCCCTTCAAGGTCATCAATAGAGTTTTGACGATTATCAAAATCTTGTCGCCTTAGTTCTGGCAACACTGTTGCAAAAGTGTCTGTAGGAATTGCGTACCGTTGACTGAACTCTTGAAACGTAAACGATCGATGACGCAAGATCTGTGGTGAAATAGCTCTAGTCGTATCAATTTGCACACACATAGAAGCCATTTCAAATGGACTCCAGTGCTTGTGCTTAATCAAATATTTAATGAGCTTTTCAACTTCAGGATTATCTTCATTGCTTGGGTTGGATACACGAGCAATTTTGCCGATTAAAGCCTCTGCATTTGGTGTAATCCAAACGAGTTTTGCTGAATGCATTGTCAGTTAGGGAAATGTTTTGAGTGAAGTAGTTTTAGTTGTTTAATAGTAAGCTTATTAACCTTGGCTTCAATACGAGCAATCAGTTCTTCAACATGTTCACTCTTAGTTTTAGCTTTTGATTTTGCCATATAAGTTAGGTCTAATTTTACCAAGTCCAGACTTAATGTCTTTTATAGTTCCAATACTCTTAAGTTTATCGTAGTAAGCATCAAAGATATCTACTTTTGTATAAGCTCGTACAGCATCGTAATATGTTTCTCCGGCGACAGTGTAAGTAACAATATGCACATCCGTAGGAAGTTCATTGTCATTAAATGTAGCCGGACAAATCTCTTGTTCTAGTATTTGAACTTTAAGTCTGTCTGTAGGTAAAAAAGTTATTTTTGTATCCATAGTATTGCTTGAATATCAAGCGTATTGCGGCAAGTTTTGGTTAGCGGTTTCAAAGAAAGCTGGCATTCTGCTAGCTCGTGTCTCAGCTAACCCTTCAGCTTTACCTCTGGTATATAGAGAATCTGAACTCGCAAGCCAGAAGTTACTGGAGAGATGCTTGTGATCAGCTTCCCCTTGGAGGGACTGAAGGCACCATGCGACCGTAGCGCGGCGGAGATTGTTGAGGGTCTTGTCAGATTTAAGTCCAAGCGCTTCACAGACGAGTGTGTTAGCCGCGACGTGGGTCTGTTCGTCCCGTGAGATATCGGCGCTTGTGGTGCGTAATCCTGTATCTCCCAGGAATCGGAAGATCGGTAGGAGAACGAAGAAGACGGATCTCTCCAATACAACGGCTTTAAGGACAGGGTGCCTATCCAATTCAAGCCAAGTTTTACAGATGTGCGCAGCTTCTTTCTCAAACTTAGGGGAGACTCCATGCGCAGCAGCTGCGAAATTGAGTGCAATATCATGATTTTCTTCATCGACAACGTTAGAAGCAAGTAGCTCCTTACAGCCTTTGACGTCTGGAAGATCACCTTTCATAGCATCGCTAATGAAGTCACCTACTGGAATCTCAAGACAACGGAGTGCAAGTGCACGTTGAATTACATCTTCACCACCAGTCAATAGTTGACCAGCAGATACTTGAACTGGAGTCCAGGTACGCTTGCGCTGATGAAGATGAATGTAAGGAGTTTCTGCTTTCATTTGTATAAATAATTAGGTTTACTCGGCGCACCCTACGCAGGATGCTGGGTCGTTAAAGACATCTAAAATGTCATCGTCGGCATCATCATCATTGAATCCAAACATCTCACCGAAGTTGCCATCTAAAGCAGCAAGAGCATCGTCTTTTGCTTGAGTATTCTGCATAACCTGCAATGAATAATACATAGAGGTTTGCGGAGAACTTAGCCAGGATTCAATGAAGGCATCGTCGTATTGAACTACATCTGACCAACTATTGAAACTATATCCGTGGTTGAGGCCAGTGTTTGACAGCATTGTCATGATGCCATTGACTACGCGATAGTAAGTGTCCCACCCAACAGATTCAGCCGTTTCAACATCACCGTAGTCAAATGTTTCGACACCGAATGTAGAGCTGTCCCTATCAACTGTACGCCCGATTGGCGGTGCAAGTTCGGGGGTAGTTGTATAGCCTGCCCTGTCTTTGTAGCGATAGGAACAAGACGCCGTAGGTGCAATAGCAAAGCAACGATCCATATTGGCTCGGCTAGCAATAGCAGCAGCGGAATCAATTCCTAATTGAAGTGCTTTAACTATATTACGTGCTTCAGGAGTCACCATGTAATCACCTAATGGATAGAGGTGTTCATTCAATGCTTCTCCGAACTGAGCGTACGTAACTCCTTCCAGTGAGAGCAAATTGGCGAGGCCAAGCATTCCCAAACCGACTTGGCGATCTTCTTCTTGAGAAAGATACTCGCCAGTTTTCTCAACACCAGTTTTACCATGTAAATCAATTAGTTCTTCCATTCCGCAAATAAATGCAGCAGGTAAATCTTCAGCACGACAAGCACCCAAATTTATGTGCTCCAAGAGACAAGTACCCCTGCTACGCAGGAAGACTTCAAGGCAAACGTTCGCGAAAATTCTTTCACCGTGTTGATCATGTCTAATCTTGGCTAGCCAAATGTCACCACGAGCAATACCTTTGATGATTGCATCCTTGACTGCAGGGATTGCCATATCCCACATTACGTTGGACAAGTTGACACAACGTTTTGCCCAAGGAATCTCATGCCTGGGCATATTGACAAACTCAAGAATATCCTTGTGGTTTAGATCAAGATGCAGAACTACAGCACCATTTTTGTATACACCACCTCTACGTAGCTGCTCATTCAAGCAACTATAAATTTTGCCAAATGAACATGGCCCAGAACTTACTAGTCCTTTTCCATTGTCATGTCCTGCAGGACGGAGGTTGGATAGGTGTACAGCAACCCCTGCTCCGAAACGTAGACCGTGACTCACGTAGCGCCAGCTAGCCTCGATTCCGTTAGGTCCCTCCATGCTGTCATCCACCACAAAAACTGTGCAGCTGACGGGCAGGCGACTTGTAGGATCGTCAATCCAATTTTGTACTCGACCAGTGCGAGCAATGACTTGATTTTTTTCCATGATTCTTATTTTGATTTGGAGTGTCGGAAGCAGGTTGAAAGATCTGGTGGAGTGTA